TGCCAACTTTGCCGTCTATGCCCCGCCGGTCAGTAAGCAGTACATCGTCAAGAACGCCAGCGCCTACACAGCCACGATCTACAACTCCACGGTAATCGGCAATACCACGGCAGCGGGCACGGGCGCAGCGATCCCAGCGGGCAAAACCCTCCTAGTCTGGTCAGATGGAACCAACTTTGCTATCCCAGACGCAGCTACCCTGACCTCCATCTTGGCGGTTTTAAACGGCGGTACTGGGGCGTCCAGTTTTACAAGCGGCGGTATTTTGCGTGGGAATGGAACAAGCGCAATTTCAGTTGCGTCTGGTCCTGACATAGCAACCGCTATAGGAGCAACCGCAGTAACCAACGCTACAAACGCCACGAATGTACTCGCCGGGGGCACCATAGCATCCACGGTAACAGCCACTACCCAAGCTGCCAAGACTGCGGATACCACCGTATCTACTACCGCCTTTACTGACGGGATGCGTTCCTTAGCGGCTAGTTCAACCACTGGGACTTTGGTTCTATCTGACCGGGGCAGTCTGGTGCAGGTAACCGCAGGAATTACGATACCCGCCAGTGTGTTTGCTACCAACGATGTGGTGTCGATCTATAACAATTCAGGCTCGACCATTACCATAACTCAGGGTGGTGGACTTACACTTAGATATGTTGGGACAGCTAACACAGGGAACCGTACTTTGACACAACGCGGTTTAGTAACAGTTGTCTTCATTTCCGCAACAGAAGCTGTTATATCTGGTGGAGGATTGGCATAATGTCCGGCGTTTTGTGCGTACTTGCGGGGGCTAGTTCGGCGTTTAATTTTAACGCTACTATTTCTGCGACTACAACAAATTACAGTTTAAACAGCGCAATGACGGCGGCTGGCTGGAATGGTATTGATCGTGTAATAGCCACAGTAAGTATAGATTCTGGAGTCTATGTAGGCTCTAGCTCTATTGCAACCTCTGCTTTTACTGTAGGCACATTGCCGGTTGCCTCTACCGTATCAATCACAAACAATGGTTATATTGTTGGTAGGGGCGGAGATGCCCCGGGCGGGGCTGGTGGTCCAGCTTTAACAGTAAGTTCTCCCATCACAATTACTAACAATAATGTTATCGGAGGTGGCGGAGGTGGCGGTGGTTCAGGAGCAGGTTTTTCTTACAATGACGGAGAAAACTCTGGAAGTGCTCGTGGCGGTGGTGGTGGTGGCGGTGCAGGTTATTTAAATGGTGCAGGTAGCGCCACAGTAGGTTCAAATGTTAATTTTTCACAGATTTCTGCCGGTAGTTCTGGCTCTACTGGTGGGAATACATCTGGCGGAGGTGGCGGCGCTGGGTTTTATGGTTGGGTTCCATATATAAGCCCAAATACATATTCTAGTGGTGGTAGCGGTGGTTCTGGGGGTAACCTAGGTTCTTCGGGTAATACTGGTGCAAACGCATATTATGCAGGTGAAATATGGGGGGGCGGTGCTATTACAGCAGGAACTGGACCGCAGGCAGGTGTTACATCTAACTCACCAGCAGCCACTTCAGGAGGCGCGGCGGGATATTGCACCACAACAGGCTCAAATGCAAATATTACTTGGGCGGTTGAAGGCACACGTTACGGGACATTGGGATGAATTTCTTTCCGTGTTGGTTTTGGGAAAACGGTATTGATGATGCACTTCTTACGGTGTTAAATGGCAATATTCTTACACTAGAGCTAAAGCCCGGTGAGTTAGCCCACGGAAATATGGATACCCAAGTACGCAATAGTAGTTCAGCCGCATTCCCATCCCACCATTGGCTAACCGGGGTTATGTATAACTATGCTGTTCATGCCAATAAAGAGGCTGGATGGCAGCGTACATTGGAGTTTCCAGAAGTTACTCAAATTGCTAAATATGAACCGGGTCAATATTACAAATGGCATACAGATTCAAATCCGTATAGTATTGGTCCCTACGAGCGAAAAATTACCGTTATTTGTCTTTTGAACGACCCAAGTGAGTTTGAAGGTGGTGAGTTTGAAATTGAATACGCGCAGGTTCCAAAGCTAAAGCGCGGTTCTGTTGTAGCTTTTCCGTCTAACTTGCGGCACCAAGTTACCCCTGTTACAAAGGGAACCCGAATCAGTGCAACTTGCTGGGCTGTTGGCCCTCAAAAGTGGTGACAAAATGATTGATCCGGTCTCAGCCCTAGCAGCAGTACAGTCTGCGGTTGCCTTAATCAAAAAGGCAAGCAAAACCGTGGACGATGTCGCCAGCTTGGGGCCGATGATTGGGAAGTATTTTGAAGCAAAACATACCGCTACCGCTGCCGTTGCTCAGGCAAAAAGAAAAGGCGGCTCATCAATGGGCAAGGCCATTGAGATAGAACTAGCACTCAAGGCTCAGCGGGACTTTGAACAGGAGCTTCAAAACCTGTTTTTTTCTACCAACAACATGGATGTCTGGCAGTCCATCAAGAAACGCGCTTCGGACATGGATGCCGCTAATGCCGAGCAGATGCAGAAAGACGCGGTTGCCGAGGCAAGGCGCAAGCGGCGTGAGCAGGAACTCAATGAGATCATCCTTGGCGTTGGCATAGCGATTGTGGCTGGCATCTTCTTGGCATGGGCGGCGTATGAGGCGATTACCTTTTGCTCTGCTGCGGTGTGTGGAAGATGAATAAGATCATTATTGCCTTTGGTGTAGTTGTGATGGCAACCTTGCTCATCATCATTGGTGTGCTTGATTCAATCATTTACCGATTTACGGGGCGATGAGCAAATGGCTATGCAAAGAGATTACAGACGGCTTTGCCAAGTGGTTCAAGCTGTTCTGTTATGGGTGCGCCCTTATCTGGTTGCTAGATTTGCTCCCCAAACTGCCAGAGGAAATGGCTAGACCGATTGCCAACTATTTAATTGGAGCCAAATAATGCTGACACTTCTCTCAACTTTAATATCGTTCCTAATGGGCGGCTTGCCAAAGTTGCTTGATTTTTTCCAAGATCGCTCGGACAAAAGACATGAGATGGAACTCGCCCAACTTCAGGTTCAGCGGGAGATGGAGTTGCGAAAGCTGGGGTTTGAGGCGCAGGAGCGAGTCGAGAACATACATACTCAGCAGCTTGAGATCGAGACAAAATCCGCAGAGAAGCAGTCATTGATTGCAGCCCAGACCGCCGAGATGCAAGCGGTGTACGCACATGATACATCCCTGAATGAGGGAACAAGCCAATGGATGAAGAACCTCCGGGCAAGTGTGCGTCCTGTTATTACCTACGGATTCTTCTTTCTTTTGGTAGGGATTGACCTTGCCCTGATTATTCACGGCTTCCGATACGACATCCCTTTTGAGCAGATGGCAGAACACCTGTGGGACAACGAAACTCAAGCCCTGTTTGCCAGCATCATCGCATTTCATTTTGGTGGTAGGGCGTTTGGCAAATGAAGGTAGATGCCAGCAACCTGATCCACGCTCACCGGGTGAGTGAACAGGCATATCTGCGCCATGCGGAGAACCTGAAGCGGATGCAGGCTCTGGTGGATGAGGAAGCAAAACAGATCAAGGCGACAGAAGCCAAGTGTAAAGCGCAGGAGCATGATGCCAACCTGACAACCGGGCGGGTGGATGTAAGTGTATGAAGGTCAGCGACAAGGCAATTAAGATGATCCGTCACCATGAGGGTGTGAGGAACAAGCCTTACCGCTGTCCAGCCAAGTTATGGACGATAGGAGTCGGTCATGTTCTTTACCCAGATCAAGGCAAAATGCCAATCGATCAAAGAGACAGTTATCAACTACGCCCGGAAGATAATCGGGTTTTTTCGCCGGAAGAAGTAGATGGAATCCTACGCGCAGACTTATCTCGCTTTGAATCAGGTGTTGATAAACTTATCACTGCCCAGCTTAGCCAAGGGATGTTTGATGCTCTTGTGTCTTTTAGTTTTAACGTCGGGCTTGGGACGCTCCAGCGCAGTACGCTCCGGCAAAAGCTCAACCGGGGCGACAAAGAAGGCGCAGCCGAAGAGTTATTGAAATACTGTATGGCTGGGGGTAAAATTCTCAAAGGCTTACAGAACCGCCGAATTGACGAGCGGGCTGTGTTTTTGTCATAGGATTAGTTATGCCGCTCAAGAAAATTCTATTTAGACCCGGCGTTAACAGAGAAAACACACGCTATGCGTCAGAATCCCTTGGTTCTGTAAATGCCGGAACCAACGTGGTAGGTGGCTGGTACGAGTCTGAAAAAGTCCGTTTTCGTCAAGGTACGCCAGAGAAAATTGGTGGTTGGGGGCCACTTTCCACAAATAAATTTCTAGGTGTCTGCCGGTCTTTGTGGAATTGGATTACATTGTCCGGCCAAAATTTGATGGGTGTGGGCACTAACTTAAAGTTTTATATTGAGTATGGCGGTGCTTACTACGACATTACCCCCATACGCCAAACAGATACACTTCCAACAGACCCCTTTACAGCAAACGGCACATCTACAATTACCGTAAATGCGCCGGGAAATGATGCGCTGCCGGGCGATTTTGTGACTTTTAGTGGGGCAACCGCTTTTAACGGCGTAACAATTAGCGGCGAGTTTCAAATTACTGAAGTAATAACAAACGGATTTAGGTTTACATACACCTCTTCAGTAACTGCCGGATCAGGTGGCGGCGCATCTGTACAAGCGGAATATCAAATAAATACCGGCGCACCTTTTGAAATCCCAATAACTGGATGGGGCGCTGGAGCATGGGGTGAAGGAGATTTTGGTGTTGGGGAGCCGTCTGACACTACGCTTAGACTGTGGAGCCAACAGAATTTTGGAGAGGATTTAGTCTTTGGACCCAAAGGTGGTCCGTTGTATTACTGGGATGCCACTCCGGGGTTAACTACTCGCGCTGTTCTTGTATCCAGCTTAGCGGGCGCAACGGACGTACCAACAGTACAGAATATAGTTTTTGTGTCAGACATTAGCCGTTTTGTATTATGTTTTGGTTGCAATGACTACGGGTCTGTAAGCCTAGATGCCATGCTTATTCGTTGGTCAGACCAAGAATCTGTTACTGACTGGACACCTACAGCTACAAATCAGGCAGGCAGTATAAGGTTATCGCACGGATCAAATATAGTTAGCATTGTTCAAACTCGTCAGGAGATCGTCGTTATTACCGACTCCAGTGTTTATTCCTTGCAATACCAAGGTCCTCCTGTTGTTTGGGGGGCGCAGCTACTTGGTGACAACATATCCATCGTTAGCCAGAATGCCGCTGTTATGGCGTCTGGCAGAGTGTTCTGGATGGGGGTAGATAAATTTTATGTATATGATGGTAGAGTTCAAACGCTACGCTGTGACTTGCGTCAGTACATTTATTCAAACATTAACCTAACCCAGCAAGAGCAATTTTTTAGTGGGTCTAATGAAGGTTTTAACGAGGTATGGTGGTTTTATTGTTCCAGTAATAGTTCTGTTATAGATAAATATGTCGTTTACAACTATTCAGAAGACATTTGGTACTATGGCACCATGGAACGTACAGCGTGGCTGGATTCTGGGCTACGCTCTAACCCTAGTGCTGTTAGCTACATAGATAGCGTTACTGTTGGAAATACAACTACATACGGCGGGCGAATTCTTTTCCATGAATATGGGACTGACGACAATGTGGATGGTGAACCCCAGCCAATGGCTACGTCTATAGCTTCTTCTGAATTTGACTTAGAAGACGGACATCAGTT